AAGTTGTTCCTATTTTTTGGCATTTCAATTCCCATTCTGCCGCGTTAGGAATGGGTAAATTATTTTCTTCAATTCCAAGTAAATCTTCTAAGGTATTCCCTATTCCCCCATGATTACCTTCACGGCGATTAGGAACAAAACCGTGTTCTCGTATTTTTATAAGCTCAGATTTTACTTCGCCCTTAGAAAAGGATTTCATTTTAAGTCCATCCCTAACTGAAATTTATCGTTTTTTATACGCTTTTCTGCTTGCTCACAATAGTCAGGCGACAATTCAATTCCAACATAATTTCGCCCTAATCTTTTTGCTGCTAAACCCGTTGTTCCCGAACCCATAAACGGATCTAAAACTATTTGAGCATTAGTAGATTCAATACATCTACTTGCAAGAGCGACAGGATAAGGCGCAGGATGAGAATTATTCATTTCTTGAACAAATTCCCAAACATCCCCAAAAGCATTTGCTTTGGGGGAAAGATAAAATTTAGGTTTTGCAATTAAGTATATTACTTCATAAGTTGGTAGAAAGTACCCGGGATTAAAATTAATTCCGCCTTTTCTACGCCATATGATTATTTGCCTAACAGGAAACCCTGTAACTATATCTTGCCTATCTTGCAACAATCCATCTTGAACACGCCATTTGTGGTTATAAAAAATTGCACCATCATTCTTAATTAAGCGCATCATTTCAGAAAGGCAATTTCTCTGCCATTCAACATACTTACCGTGTGGCATATTATCATCGTAATGTGAATAACCATTTACAAGAGCGGCGTTCTTCCATTTTCCGCCTCGCCCATCTTTCATTCCATTACCAGTTGAGTTCTTTAGATTGTATGGTGGAGAAGTAACAATTAAGTCTATGCTTTCACTTGGCATAGATTTCATAACTTCTATCGTATCACCACAAATAATTTTATTTATAAATTTATCTATGCCGCTACTTTCCGTTTTGTATTCTGCGGTAGCATTCTTGACCATCTTAATGCTTTTTGGGCGGTTTGGTTTTGTTACGACTTTAGTTTTATTTGGTGGCGTTTTGCTTTTTTCTTTGAACATTCTTGTATTATAGCATTTGATGTTAAAATGTATAAAGTTAAAGGATTAGACCTTGCACAATACAAAAACGTCCAACAAAGTATGTAGATACTACCTGAACGCGGGAAAAATTTAATCATGAACGAAGCAGAAGTCCTCGGCGGACTGTTACCGACATCTCAATTATTCCAACCCACCATTCAGGAATTCAGGCAGAAATATAATCTTCCCGAAATCAAGCCGAAAGAAGATGATCCGATAGAAGAAATCTACCTCGATGACAAAATCATCCCATTGGATCAATTTCGCCAAGAGCTTCAAGACCGGCTTGAGCGTGAATCAGAATTAATGCCAAAAGACTTGGGGGGATTTTATTTTCAGGCAAAAGCACAAAAAGGTCAGCCTTTACATTATGCTGAATTGGATATTTTGCCGGACGAAGCCAGGTTGGCAATATTAGCTTTTCTTCAAATGATGATGGATAACGTTTTGCAGATAGGCAAACAATATTTTGCCAGCTTGACTCAGATGTTATATGTGTACCTGCTAACAGGTGAAACCGAAGAAGTCCCGCAACAGTGGATTGGCACAGTTGTACCTATAAATATTTTTGGCGAACCAATGGTTGTTGCGTTTGCGACTCAGGTGGCAAATCCTGACGAAATCGTTCAGCAATTCCGCAAAACTTACGCTGACACTTTCCCCGGCATTCATCCAAAAGTATCTGAAAAAATGGTAAGCACTGTATATTACATGCAATTACAACGACTTGGAAAAAAATGGGATTTTATCGTTGAAGAATATATTCGGCGGAATAAGTTCAAATTGCCAAGAGACAAAAGTTCAAAAAAGTATTTCGATGCGTGGAATAAATTTTCAGCAAGATTGAAGAAAAGAATTCAGAGATCAGAAAAGACTCTCAGCGTCTTGTTCAGGGACAAAAAATAGCCTGATTTTGTCCCTACCCGAAATTTCATCTCAAGTAAAGTACAGCCCAAGCCTAAACCGCTTGGGTTTTTTATTATGTCAAATTCTCTTGAAGACTTCCTGTTTGAGTATCAATACTCACGCTCGCCAGATGCAGAAGAACGAATGGCGCAGGCGTGGGATTTGATTCTCACGCTTATTCTGGAAGATTTCGAGAATGAACAAAAAACCGATTCGGAGAGTGAGACATGCTAGACACTATCCGAGTGAAATATCCCATCTGGCCGACACCGGAACAATTGCAGGGTTGGACGCACAGAGTAACGACTACGCCAACAGGTACACGCGAAACTTATATCCTCAATCCTACCGTTGACCAGACTGTTCTCAGGTTTACTTATTTTCCAATTGCCTATGACGGCAAACCGATGATGACACTTGAATTGTCATTGCCCAAGCTCATCTTGGATAACAATTATCAAATGCTAGGGAGTATTGACGGAACTATCAAGATCGGAAATCTCATGCTCGATAATATTCCGTATGTCCCCAAGCTGGACTTGGCCGAAGGGATATTGATTCGCTTGGATATGTGCTACAACCACCAAGTCGGGGAAGCAGTCGAAGATTATATAAAGGCCATCGGTAATCTTGATTATCCCCACCGCAGGACAAAACACCACCGCTACGAAGGTGTGGAGTTTAGAGCCAAACATGCTACTACAAAGTTTTACAACAAAGAACGGGAATCAGGCTTTGCGGAAGCTCATGGTATTTTGCGTCAGGAAATCACCTTGATAGACCCGAAGGACATACAAAAGATATTCGGCAAAAGGCCAACCTTGCTGGCAGTGTCCAAAGAGAAAGTGATCGAAGCCCTGCAAGATGACCTTGCCAAAGTTGGTTTGCTTGGTAACTCAATCACCACACGAAGCACTGCGTTACAAACTCTTTGCAACACATATGGACAGGAAGCCGGAATTTATTATTTCGGCTTGATGACTTCAAAAATGGACAAGTCGAAAAGGCAACTCGTGAATGAAACCGACCTGCACCCAAGAAGCTTGGATCGTAAATTGAAGAAAATCAGGGAAGCCGGAATCCCGCTTACTTTGACGGATCGTGAAGAACCATTACCAGCATTGACCATAGACCTATGACATACACACTTTTCTTTTTTTCCTTTGCTAGTGTCTCAAAGTCCCTACTAACAGTCTTGGGGACTTTGCCAAAAACGCACACCAAAGCAGGCGCGCGCGCCCTGCTTGCAGGGAACCCCGCGCATCCTGCTTTGGCTTGTGCTGGTTTGTGGAATTTTCCCCACCCGCTGATTGTATGCTTGCCTTGCTCACCCTCTCGATTTCGCGTTAGGCTCATGCAATAGTACGCTAGTTGGATTTTTTTATTTTTTCGTTCTAGAAAAAATTTATTGACTTGCAAAACCCAAAATAAAAAAATCTGTCAAACAAAAGTCATGGTAAGCCAGCAGGTACAACTACCGAACTATTGCTCTCCGACGTTGTTGACTGGCTATCCCAAAGCGCAAATGCGGAAGGCGTGGGAAAAATTGCACGGTGGACGATTGATAGCGGGCGTGTCTTGCCCCTGCCAGCGTCTTGACGCAATTCTCACTCCGCGCGGTGCTCCTCACGTCCGCGCCGTGCTCATGGCGAATTGCGCCGCGACACACATCACTTTATAATGCGCCCCATTTCAGGCGCGAAAGGATAATCAAAATGAACATTGCCATTTATGCCCGTGTCAGTTCAGAGAAACAAGCGAAGGAAGGCACGATTGATTCTCAAATCGAAGCCCTGAAAGATTATGCAAAGGCTAACCATCTCACCATCTCCCATGAATGTATTGATGATGGCGTGACGGGTACAACCTTGACCCGCCCAGGGTTGGATTATCTCCGCGATTTGATTGCCGAAGGTTTGATTGAAGGCATCTTGATTCTTTCCCCTGACAGACTTTCCCGAACTCAGGCACACCAAATCCTTTTGATGGATGAATTCAAAAAGCAAAACATTCAGGTTATTTTCACCAGTCAACAATTTGATGATAACGCCGAAGGTAATTTGATGCTTCAAATTCAAGCCGCTGTTTCTGAATATGAACGCGCAAAAATCCTTGACCGCACAAGACGCGGCAGAAAATACGCCGTGAAAAATGGTCAGATGTTAGGCTCGATGTCTCCCTATGGCTACCGCTTCATGCCGAAGGGAGAAGGCAAACCTGCACGCTGGGAAATCGAACCGCGTGAGATTGAAATTGTCCGCGTTATCTTTGACCTGTATGTAAACAAACACATGAAGGGCACGCAAATTGCCAGCCATCTTGAAAGTGAAGGAATTCAAACCCGTTCAGGTACTACGAAATGGTGGTGTTCGGTGGTGTACCGCATTCTCAAAAGTGAAGCCTATATTGGGAATGCTTACATGTACAAAAACAGTTATATCGAACCGCTGAAAACGCCGAAATCCAAGAAATACCGCAAGGTGAAGAATTCAGCGCAGAAAGCACGCCCCCGCGAAGAATGGATCAGTATTCCTGTCACGCCCACGATTGACCAAGACCTTTGGAACGCCGCCCAAGCCTTATTGAAACAGAATGCCCACAGCGCACGCCGCCATAACAACACGAATGAATATCTTATGCGCGGCTTGGTGGTGTGTGGGTTGTGCGGCTGTATGGCTTCGGGATATGTCAGCAATAAATCCACCTTTTACAGTTGTGGCTCAAAGCGAAACAAGAACATTCATTCAAAACCCCATGATGAATTGATTCAAGTTCATCACAAGCCCTTTGACGCTAAAGTCTGGCAGGGATTGAACGAGTTATTACAAGACCCCGAAAGCATGAAGGCGCAGCTCGAAAAGAGACTGGAAAGAAAGAGCGCCGCACGCTTGCCGATTGAAAACGCAAACACAAAGACCGATAAGGACATAGAAAAATTGAATATCCAAGAGAAGCGCATTATTGACGCTTACCGCGAAGGTATAATTGACTTGGGCGAATTGAAAAACCAAAAAGAGAACTTAGCCGCAAGACGCAAAACTTTAGAAGCCAAAAAGAAAGCCGCCCCAAGCCACACAGAAAGCGCAGGGCAAACAGAAATCACTCTGGATATGTTAGGCGATGTATCAGCCCGTTTTCAGCGTGCTATGGCAAAGGCAGATTTTGCAACCCGTGAAAAACTGGTGAATCTCTTGGTGAACTCTGTGACCTTATACACTCATAAAGCAGTTGTAAAGGGTAACATTCCCGTTATTCGTGGTGACGCTTTGAATCCTTCAAATCTGGCTTCAAGTTTTTTCTGCTCCCAAACAGAATCCACGCCCGCCCACCATCGGCTACCTTTCCATCGCGCAGGAACTTCATGTGGAGGTTGCGCCG